AGACGCAACAAAAACAGCAACCAACTTCATAAGTTAGTCCTTGCTCTTGACTTTCTGTGGAACTCTGTCTGGATTTTCTTCCCAGATTTTCTTGGCTTGCTCACCAATTTTACCATCTACAGGACATGGTGTTCCAGCATTCATCATTGCTGTAAACACTCTTTCATCTTGACACATAATAGCAACTGCTGCTACTTTCATACCCATGTCATATGTAGAACGAGCTAATTTTAGTCTTTCGCAATTCTTATCAGTCATTGTAGCACCAAAAGAGATACCAAGAATTTGCGTTTGAGTTGCACCTGATACAGCAACTGCACAAACATCACTATTAATAATCGTGATGGCTGGAGCCACTGCTGTTGGTGGAGGGGATTTTATTGTTGTAGTGCTATTTGAAGTAGAATCAGTTGTACTTCTACTAGTCGAATCAGTCACGATGGGATCAGCCATCGCAGAAGACAAATACATGACAAAAAGCACCGCTGTAGCGATCTTTTTGGTCATTTTTAAACCTTTTTTAGTTATACGATAATAACGAGTATACTACTTTTCACTCTAATGTTATTTAGGAACTAATGTTATTTCTTTTGTAAGTCTTCTACTTCTTTTTCGATAGTTTTTACACTAGGGGATGAAAACACTTCTTGTACTTTATTTAAGAAAGATTGTGTTTTAGTTGGAGGATTCAATTCTTCTTCTGTAATAGGAGTAATTCTTCTCCCTGCAGAATCGTATTCTATTTTTTTAACCTGTTTTCTATCAAACAGTTCTGGTTCCCAGTCTTTGTTATGTTCATCTACTTTTATCTCTGGTAACTCAGAATCTTGTTCTTTTTGTTCAATTTTATCTTCGAACTGTATATTGTCTTCTATAACAATATGTTTAGTTTCAGGTTCTTTGTCTGGAAATTCAGTCACAGGTTCTTTTTTGAAAAACTTGTCCCATACTTTTTCTTTAATAGGTTCAACTTTTTCTTCACCTGTTTCTTTATCTTTTCTCATTTGCCAGTTTGCAGCAACTAACATTAAAACGGCAAGTGGATCAAATACAAGAACAATTAATATGGTGACAAACCTAACTGCTTTTTCTAAAAGATCAGTATCAGCGTCACCATAAATTACTTGAGCAATGTATTTAATTGGTCCTACTTCTGCTTCGACTTTCCTGACCTCGCTGGCGATCGGGGCACGCTCTTCGTTGAGTTTGGCGATTTTTGTTTGGGCATTACCGATTTCGTTAAGGATTCTGGATCTATCTTTTTGCTGGTTTCTTCTGATTTGGATGGCTCGTTCTGCTCCACTGGCTTCTGTGGTTCTGGTGATGGTTTGATCAACTTGAGCATCGAGTTGAGAAAGTTCTTTACGACTTGCATTAATGTTCTCCTTTTCTGTTTTGATTTTCTCATCAATCAATGCTAATTTAGATTGAACATCTCCTGTAGGAATGGCTTGATCTAAATGTGCTTTTGATAAGAATCCGAAAATGCCCATTGAAGTTAGCAACATCAACACAACTAGGGCTACGGTAAAATATGACTTTAAGAGAAGTGGTATTTCTTTCCAGTTTCTATAAAGCCATGATGCCACTACGAGTTTTGATGCTTCAAGCAACGAACCCATAATTGCAATTGGAATCACAGCTGCAGCAAAGATGGCAATCAGACCAGCAACTGCATAATATGCAGCAACTGCTGAAAGTCCTAATGCAACTGTGAATAGTAAGTATGTCATAGTTTGTTTTTAATATGAGATCCGTGAACTCTTACAGATATTTGTCCGTTATAAAAGTCATCAGATTCTAATACCTTTCGTGCAAACTGTTCTCGTGCTTCTATGTATGAACATTCTGCTTTTGATTTACAGAAAAATAAAATTTCTCTGGTGAAGTTATCCCTTCCCAGTAACTCTACATCTTTATTTAGTTCTATACTTGAACCATAGTACTCTAACCAATCAGAGTCTATTTTACTACGGATCTTTTTCTTCTTCTTTGTTCCGTTTTTTTGTTTGATTGTTTTGTATGTAGTTTTAGAGAATTTTGCTAATTTCTTACCCACATACATACGACTGGTGGCTTTGTTCGTAATTAAATAAACAAAGCCAACACAATCTTCAGGCAATTCCTCTACGGGATTGTTTTGATAATACCAAGTCATTCTTCATCGTCAAGATCTTCCTCCTCATAGATGTCAGCAGAACAGACTGGGCAATATACCAAATCTTCCGTGCTGTGGTCATCTCCCTTGAGGACAATCTTTCCTCTCGCTCCACATTCATTACACTCAAAGTATTTAGTTGTCATTTCTTACCCTTGATAATCCTAGTTTATTAAAAACTTTAAACCACATCCAACCAATATCAAACTCTAGTGGCTTTCTACTTAGTTTTGGATTTGCTGGATCTCCATGGTGATTGTTATGTAGTTCTTCACCACCAATAATAATTCCCCATGGAACTATATTAGTTGATTTATCTTTACTATCATAATTTCTGTATCCATAGTAATGTCCCATACCATTCACAACACCTGCTGCCCAAAATGGAATCCATACCATTTGAATAGACCAAAACCAAATTCCCCACCAACCAAACAGCATTAAACTAATTGCTAACATAAGTACTATTCCAGCATATGGGAATCTGGAATAAACATTTTTCTCAACCCAATCATCTGGAGTGCCAACACCATACTTCTGAATCATTTCTTTATCTTTTGCAGATTGAACATAGCAAGAAACTCCAGCAAATAAAATAAACAAAATACCCTCATTGTGTGGGCTATGAGGATCTCCTTCTTTATCAGAGTTCTGATGATGTTTACGATGTATGGCAACCCACTGTTTCGTTACCATGCCAGTAGTTAGCCACAACCAGAATCTCATAAAATGAGATAGTCCAGAGTGAAACTCTAAACCCCTATGTGTTTGTCCTCTATGTAAAAACAATGTAACACAAACAATGGTGATGTGTGTCATCACCAACAGATAAATTAACTCAGCCATCTTGCCTTTCGTACATTATGGTATTGGTATCTCCCAATGACCATTTTGCGTTTGTTTCGACAGACCATCGTTTAGTTGCTACTCTAAAATCTGGTGTCTTAAGTTCTTTTGGATTACTACTTGGCTCTAATATAATTAAACGATTATTTGGCTGAGCAGCAAACTGCCCATTATCACACTGAATAAAATTATAAGACTTATGGTCTTCGACATCCTCAGAAAAGCCAGTATCAAGAATGTTAAAATCAGAGTGGGCACTATCAACTGTGAAAAGATATACACCATACATCCAATCTCCATTCTTTAATTTAAACTTACATCTCATTGATTGTAGTTGTGCTTTCTTTAGCACAGTTATATCATATGATAAACAATCCCATAACTGAAGATAATCTAATGGTAATGGTTCACCATCAATTGGTTTCCAACAGTATGCATGTAGTGGTAGTTTATCATAAAGAGCACCATATTCATTAAGATATGACTCAATACGAAATGCTTGCCCTCTTAAAGACTTAATACTTATCCACCAACAAGGTTCAAGTTCTCCATGACCTTTCTCAAAGTCATAGAGAAACTCTCTGCGAACGAAACACTTCACAGGTGGAAGGTTCGCAATTATATGTGCCATTATGCTGCTTTAGCCCAGACATCTTCCCATGTACCAGTCAATGCACCTTTAGCATAATCAGTGACACGATTCTCAAAGAAGTTACCATGCACTGGAGCATTAATCATTTCTTCTACCCATGGCAGTGGATTCTTTTTAACTTTAAAGATGCCTTTCATGCCAAGTGAAATCAAACGACGATCTGCGATATAACGAATGTATTGTTTAACATCTGCTGGTTCTAAATCACGCATGTGTGTGCCATTAAAAGATAAATCAATAAACTTATCTTCCAACTGAACCATTTTCTCAGCGATTGTATAAATCTTACCTTTTAATTCATCACCCCAGATCTCTGGATTTTCTTTAATGTATTCTTTGAACAGTTTGATCATTGATTCAGCGTGCATTGTTTCATCAACAATAGACCAAGTAACAATCTGTCCCATTCCTTTCATGATACCATGACGAGGAAAATTAAGCAACATGATAAAAGAACTAAAAAGCTGCATACCCTCTGTAAAAGCAGAGAATACAGCGATGTGTGTCGCAGTTGATTCAAGAGTACCATTCTTCGAACTGAGTTCCGTAACATAATCGTGTTTGTCCTTCATTTCTTGATATTCTAAAAACTCGCTGTAGGTAGATTCTGGCATACCCAATGTTTCAATTAGATGAGAATATGCAGCAATGTGTAATGCTTCTCTTGCAGCAAAGCCAGATAACATCATACGAATTTCTGGTTGTGGAAAATAAGGAAGATAGTTCTTAACATATCCACCTGCCACATCGATGTCACCTTGTGTAAAGAAACGAAAGATATTAGTGAGGAATTGTTTTTCTTCAGCAGTTAGTTTCTTCTTCCAATCTTTTACATCTTCTGCCATTGGCACTTCAGTATGTAACCAATGTGCTTGCTCATGCTTTAACCATGCATCGTATGCCCAAGGATAATTGAATGGTTTGAAATATGTTCGTTCATCCGTCATCCTACTTTGAGTCTTCTTAATCATTTCTTTTCTCTCTTATTGTTATCCTTCACAAGCCAGACATGCACCTTCGTCTGTTGTGAGTGCTGTTAAGTCAATCTCTTTAATAATTTCTCGTTCAATTCTTTTAGAGACTTTGTCTGCTTTAGCGATCTTATCACTTCGGCAGTAATACATTGTTTTTAATCCATTCTTCCATGCTTGAAAATGCACAGCATGAATGTATTTGATATGGCTATCTGGTCTAAAGAAAACATTTAACGATTGTGCTTGGTCAATGTACTCTTGTCTGTCCGCTGCATGTTGGACCACCCAACGCTGGTCAATTTCCATAGATGTTTTGAAAACATCTTTTGTCCATTCTTCCATCCAATCGAGGTGCTGAACGCTACCATCATTCGCAATAATACTACGCCAAACTTCTTCTGCCCATCCTTCATTATGTTTACCTGCTTCGCTTTGAATTATCTTATCAAGATAACGATTCTTGTTTAAGTGAGAACCCGATAGAGTGTCCTGCCTATAAGCATTAGCCCTATAAGGTTCAATACTAGGAGAAGTATTCCCCATAAGAATGGAAGAAGAAGCATTGGGAGCAATTGCCATGAGATGGCTGAAACGATTACCAGTGCCTTCAGCATCAGGAGCCTCACCTCTCTCCATTCCAAGTTCTTTATTAGCTGCATCTAGTTTTCCTCTAACACTTGCGAAAATTGTTTTGTTAAGACCAACAGCCATAGATGATTCCCATGGGATGTTCTTACGCTGTAGTAGTGCGTGCCATCCCAGTGCACCGATGCCAATGCTTCTTTCACGCATCGCAGAATACTTTGCTCGCTTAATTTCTTTTGGTGCGTTATCAATGAAGAATTGAAGAACATTATCTAGCATTTCAGCAACATCCTTTAAGAACAAAGCATCATCTTTCCAATCATCATAATACTCTAGATTAAGAGAAGATAAACAACAGACTGCTGTTCGTTTCTCATTTGTCGGAAGAATAATCTCTGAGCAGAGATTTGATTGGTGGACTTTAAGTCCTTTGTCTTTTAACCAGTGTGGTAAATGACGATTACTTGTATCAATAAAATGTAGGTATGGCTCACCAGTCATCATACGCATCTCAAGAATTCGTTGCCACAATTCTTTTGCACTTACCTTCTCACGAACAATCAGTGATGCAGGATCGATAAGTTCCCATGAGTCATCAAACTCTGGATCAATCATTGCTTGTTCAATGATTTGCATAAATGTATCTGGAATATTAATACCATGATGCATGTTCAGGGTTCTCATATTCTGATCCCCTGTTGGTTTACGCATCTCTAAGAAATTAATAATATCTGGATGGCTAATGTCAAGATAAGCAGCATAACTGCCACGACGGGTACGACCTTGACGATATGCCAAACTCGACGCATCGTAAATTTTGAGGTGAGGCATAACTCCAGTCGATTTATCGTCTGCCGAACGAATACCAAAACCAATACCGACACCGCCACCAAGCATACTAAGCCAATTAGTTTCACTAAGATTATCAACTAAACCCTCCGCTGTATCTTCAATATAATTTAAAAAACATGAGATTGGTAAACCACGCTTGCTTCGACCAAACGATAAGATAGGTGTTGAATACGACAGCCAATGTTTGCTACTGTATTCGTATAATCTCTGTGCATGTTCTGGATTAGAACTAAACTTACTACTAACAAAAGCGAATCTCTCTTGAGGACTCACTTCATCATCTTTCATATAACTTTCTTTTAATCGCAACTTACCTAAATCGTCAAACAAATTATCACGAGTGTAATCAACCTTTATGCCATGCACAATTTCTTCCATATCTTGCCCCAATATTATTATAGTTTTACTAATTCTTTTGCCAAAGGAAATACCTCAGCAATAACCTTTGCGCATTCTCGTGCGACTTCTTGATGTTCCTTTTGTGTGCCATTTGCAGAACGGAGTTCAATAAAATGAATCCAGCTACGCAATGTACCATTCATGTATAAACGACTGACAGTCAGTCCTTCTGGCAATACTGCTCTTGCTTGTTCTTTGGCGATACCATTGGTGATTGCCCATTCATAAGCATTCTTTGCTTCTTCAATTACTCGCTTTTGTCTCTCTTCCCACCAAGCAGCCAATGCTAGATTCGTATTCTCAACACTATTTTGACGATTCTTCGTATCTTGAAGTCGGGCTTCCCTAAGAACGAAAGATAAGTCTTTTGTTGGATCAGCATATCGCTGACTGAATTCTTGGAACGAGAAAGAGCGGTGACGCAAGATCTGTCTTGCTATATCACGAGTAGTTTCAATTTCTAAACAAGCACTGACCATTTCTAGTGGTGACCAATGCTGATGTTTAATCAAATACTTAATTAACTTCTCTGATGTCTCTGTGTTGAACTGGTTGCTGGGATTACTCACTCTTGCACAAAAGGCAACTAACTCTTGCACATCAACTAAACCCTCGTCATACATCTCACGAGATGGTTTACTATAACTCACCATTCTAACTTTCATATTTTCTTCCATGTGCTGAATTTCAATTTTGCTTCCATACCAGTATAGGTGTTTGTATTTATTAGATCCATAATCTCATCGGCAGTCTTTCCACCATGTAAAATCATTTCATTGATATCTTTTTGCTCTATGAAATCTGGAAACATACAAACGCTATAACCTAAATTGATATACTTCTCTAACTGTTTGACAATGTCTTTATTTCGTGGTTCATTGTCCATTACTATAGTAGCATTAGTAAGGATGCTACGAATAGTAGGGGTATCAAAACTTGCTCCTGAAACAGCCACTGCATTTTGTAGAAACAGTGAGTCAATTGGACCTTCCACAACGATAATTCTTTTCGCATAATCAATCCTTTCAAGACCATAAATCTTTTCTTGTGTCTCATCTACCTTGATGGTATAATACTTAGGCTCTTCATTTCCATACGCTCTAGCCTGAAATGCAAAACACTTCCCTGTGGAAGTGAAGTATGGAATAATCATCCTTGGATGTTCATCAATAATTGGCTCTACAAACTTCGGTGTAATAGAGTTTGTGTATGTCTTAAACTTTGCGACAAAATAGAGAAGATACCATTTATCACGAGGGATGTTTCTATTCTCTACATATTTTATCGCAGGATGATCTGGTTTGTCAAGTGCAAGTTTATCAAGACGAGTTAATCCACTAAGAATATCGTCTTCAAGTAATTCTTCTTTTGGTTGCTCTAGTATCTCAGCTACATCTTTATGAGCATTGTAACGAGTAGCACCTGACTTATATCTCTCAAGTACATACTCATCATAAAGTTTTGTATCTACATACTTAATTAGATTACCAATATTTGTGCCATAACCACAGTTGTGACACTTTACAAATAGATCTGACTCAGCACGATAGATGTAACCTCGTGCCTTCAACTTGTTTTTGGATGAGTCACCACACACTGGACATGAATAGTTCCAGAGATAGTCTTTCTTCTGTTTGAAATTTCGCAACCTACTACCCAGAATTTGGGCATACTTTGCATCAATGTATAACATAATAACTCCACATGTAGAGTATAATTATACCCTACGAAACATTACAAAGCAAATTTTATTTTAGATATTTTGCAATCTCGGAGATGTGTCCGAGAATAAAACCAAGTGCTGCAGAACCACCAATAACATACCACTTCCATTGCTCAAGACTTGTAACTCTCTTTTCCATCTTCTCAATGTCTTCAACAACATCTTTGCGAATCTCTGCATGTTGGTCTTGCGAGATTTGAGCATTTGCATTCATCTTATGCTCAATACGAGTTTGCATATCGTCAATCTTGTCAACGATTTCTCTATTGCTTGTCGTAATACGAGAGTGTATCT